GTGTTATCCCTTTCCGGCGGATACCTATTCAGAAAACCAGAACACAATTAAAACTTGGGTTACATCGATGGTAAACGACGAAGGGCGATATATTCAGGCGGTACTCGCCGACTTTGCGGCTGATTCTGAAAGCATCATCAACTGTGCGCATGCAGTAAAGCTTTCAGATGGTACGGAATTGACGAACGCGCAGACGACCGCATGGGTCGCGGGTGTTACGGCGGCTGCGAAGATCAATCAGAGCAACACGGGCGCACAGTACGATGGAGCAATTGATGTTATCCCCCGCATGACGAAAACGCAGATGGAAGGGTCCGTTTCCGCCGGCAAATGGATTTTCAAAGTGGATTCTGCGCAGAACGTGACGGCGGTGTATGACATCAACTCCTTGACTACGTACACAGCAGAAAAGTCGAAATCCTTCCGTAAAAACCGGTTCATCCGGCTTATTTCAGGCATTAATAACGACATTACAACCATCTTTGAATCGCAGTACGAAGGAAAATTCAACAACAATGCGGAGGGTCGTTCAGCATTTAAGACGATTCTTGTTGGATATTTCCTCGAACTGCAGAACGAACAGGCAATTCAGAATTTCAGTGCCGACGATGTGGTGGTCGAAGTCGGAGAAGATTCCGACGCGGTTGTCGTTACAGTTGCGGTGCAATCCGTAGACAGCATCGAAAAAGTCTACGTGACCGTCAATCTGTCATAAGGAGGGAAAATAGATGGAAGAAGCAAAAACACTGTACAGTGATACCGTCAGCGGCCATGAGGGGAAAGGATATATTACAATCGACGGCCACAACCGCGAAGCTTTTGAACTTTCGAAGTTCAGTGCGAATATTGAACTGACGGTATCAGAAAAACGCATGCTTGGCCATCGTATGACGCAGCATAAGGTCACCGGGGCGAAAGGTACCGGATCCATGACGATGTTTCATATGAATTCCGAAATGATAAACTACGCGAAAAAGTACCTGAAAAATGGTACTTTTACCGGGTTTACCATGCTGGTACTCCAGGAGGACGAACAGTCTACCGTTGGTAAGCAAGAAATTGCTTATTACGGGGTTATTCCTACGAAACTTCCTGGCTCGATTTTGGACGACAGCAGCGACGATGGCGTGACGTTCGATACCGATTTCACTTTTGACAGTTTTGAAATCTTGTCGAGTTTCGGCAATCCGGCAAATCTTTAGTTCGGAGGGGAGTAAATGAATAGTCTTGCAGCATTTCTTCACCCGGTAAAGGTGGAAAATAAAAGAGTGGTTATTTCTGAACGGTTCCAAGAAGATGGAAAGCCTGTCGAGTGGGAAATCCGGGCGGTCTCCGAAAAGGAGAATAGTGCACTGGAACGAAAGTACACCAAAACGGACCGAAAAACCGGCGCACAGCAACTTGACCGTGTTACATACGCTCATGCGCTTACAGCAGCCGGTGTCGTGTTCCCCGACCTGACAAATGCAGAACTGCAAAAAGCCTATGGGGTTTTAGGCGAAACCGAATTGCTCGGCAAGATGCTGACAGTTGGCGAGTTTGCAAAGCTGTCCGAAGAAGTTTCCAAGCTGTCCGGTTTGAATGCAAACGACATCAACGAGCAGATTGAAGAAGCAAAAAACGCATAAAGCAGGGCGACCCGGATTTTAATTATGCACATTTCGCCCTGCAAAAATTGCACATAAGGCCGTCCGCGCTGGCAAGAATGAGTCAGCGCGAGCGGGCTTTTATTTATGCCTCAATTGATCTGAGGATCGAAGCTGAGAAGCGAGAAGTGGAAAAAGCAAAACGAAAGAGGTGATACCATGCCATCGCTAAGGTCAATATTTACCCTGCAGGATAATTACAGCCGATCAATGGATCGCATTTGGACCAGCACGCAGCGGGCCACCAGTAAAATTGATCGAGCAAGCGCTGCGGTTGATCATGTGAATTCCAAGTTTACCGCAACGGAAAGTTCTGCAGGCCGGCTTACATCTCGGTTGACGGGGTTAGCCGCTGCGTTTCTGAGTATTCAAACCATCAAAAAAGGCATGGAAATTTCGGATACATACACAAATATCAGCTCGAAATTGTCCTTGATTACCTCTAATGCAGCTCAGCTAAAGTCACTGCAGAATGATATATTTGCTGCTGCCGACCGCGCGCGGGGTTCCTACACCGATATGGCTGACACTGTGGCAAGGCTTGGTATCACCGCCGGTTCACAGTTCGGAAGCAACCAGAATATCGTGAAATTCGCCGAGACGATGCAAAAAATGTTCCGTGTTGGCGGTGCCAGCACGGCAGAACAATCAGCAGCAATGTTACAAATTACGCAGGCCATCGGCTCTGGTAAATTGCAGGGTGATGAATTTCGCTCTATTATGGAAAATGCACCGATGGCGGCGCAGGCGATCGCAAAATACCTCGGAACAAGCACAGACAAGTTAAAAGAGTTGTCGACCGATGGCAAATTAACATCTGATGTGATCATCAACGGTGTGTTATCCGCATCAGCATCAGTAGACCAGCAGGTAAGTAAAATGTCTTATACCTGGGGTGATTATTGGAACAAAATCAAGAACGGGGCGTATCAGGCATTTGGAGAGACATTCGGAGACGAAAGCAATTTACTTGAATCGCAGAATTTTCAGAACATGGTAAACGTGATAATTGCTTCTTTCAGCGTTTTGGCAAAAGTAGCAAATGACGTTATGACTGTGATTGCCGACGTAGGTGGATTTATCGCTGATAATTGGTCTATTATTTTGCCAATACTTTTAGGAGCCATTGGAGTATTTGTAGCTATGCAGCTGCCTATTTTGGCTGCCGCTGCTGCAACTGCATGGAAAACGATATGTGATTGGGCTGAAACGGTTGCTATTTTTGCCATGATTGCCGCACAAGATGGTTTAAACGCCGCGCTTGCCGCTTGTCCTATTACGTGGATAATCGCTGCAATTATCATCGCGATCGCCTTGGTTTATACCATTGTGGCTGCAGTTAATAAATTTACAAATCAATCTCTAAGCGCTACAGGAATTATTTTAGGTTCGGTGCTGTTTCTTGCCGCTACTGTTTATGATATTCTTCTTGGCGCCCTGAATGGCATGATTCAACTTATTTGGAGTATCTTTGTTTACCCGTTTCTTGGAATCATCGAATGGGTTCTGAACGCAGCGAATGGCGGGTTTGATGGCTTTGGTGGCGCCGTAGCAAACTTAATCGGGCAGATTATCGGGTGGTTTCTCTCGCTCGGCCAAATCGTTACAAAAATCATTGATGCAATATTCGGAACAAACTGGACTGCCGGCCTTGAATCGCTCAAAAACAATGTAACGGCATGGGGAAAAACTGACAAAGCTATTACTATAAATAAGTCAGCTCCTACAATAGGACAGCGCTGGGATGAAAAGTCAGCGTGGAATGTCGGATATAAATTCGGGCAGGGTATAGACGCTAAAATTAACAACTGGATGAAGAATTTAGGCCAAGCGTTATCCCCAAAAACATCGCCGACGCCCAAAACCCCTATCCCCGTCACTGGCACCGGCGCGGACGGCTCAGTCAAAGTTAATATTGCGGATCAGGACTTGCAATATTTACGTGACCTGGCTGAAAAGCAGTATATCAACAAATTTTCTACGGCGGTTTTGTCCCCTAAGCTGTCCGTTAGCTTTTCCGGTAATGTTGGGGATAAGAACGATCAACAGCAGATTTATTTCACAATCAGTAAAATGTTGCAAGAGGAACTTGCAACCGCAGCGGAGGGACTTTACGAATGAATTATGCGGTGTTTTTTCAGTATGGGAATACAGTCATTAGGCTGCCGACAAACCCGGAGAAAATCGAAAAGACTTCTACGCTGGCAAGCGAAAAGTATGCAGTGTTCGGTGTGGGGCAGATTGCTGTTCCGACTTATTTAGAACTTGCGGAATATTCGCTGGAAGATGTTGAATTCCCTCACACCGCTTCTCATTACGTTGAAACGTCCGGCTCTTTTAAGGACCCGGATTTTTACGAAAACTTGTTTAACACTTGGCGGGAGAATAAATCCCCGGTGCGGTTTATTGCCCGGAACGGGATTACAAAAGATATCAATACACTGGTGTTGATTGAAGAATGCAATGTATCTGAAATCGCTGGTGAAGAAGGGGATAAGTAT